CGATCCCGAGCATGTGGAGAAGTTTGCCGAGGGCCAAGTGGAAGTCCCGTTTAAGGACATGCCATTGCTTGCGTATTTCACGGAATTGGTCAGTCATGTCGACGGAACAAAACCTACTGCGTATAGCAAAACTTACGACGGATGCGAGATTAAGCAGAAGTATTGGGGAGGAGTTTTTGCAAGGAACAACATCATGAGGGTGTTGTACTCCGTGTGTGTCATCACGTTGATGACGAGTGAATTTTCGGAACAGTCCACAGCTCAGCAAAAGTTTGAGATGGGGGCTATTGAGCCGGAAGTTGCGTTCATCAAGGATGAGATGCATTCCTTCAAGAAGGCCAGTGTCAATCGGTGGAGGATGATTTGGAACGCGGGCGCCCACAACGAGATGGTCGTCCGATTCTTTCATGACTTCCAAAACAAGGGAGACATCGCAGTTTTTGCTGCCGGCCTTACCCACTCCGAGGGAGTGGAAAATTTTGGTTCGTGTCCAGGAATGGGGCACCATGATGACGGTCATGCTCACATGACAGCCGCCATGAAACGCATGGGAAAGGACAAACCTGAGTCTGAACCACCTGTCGTCTCACAAGCAGACGCGAGTGGATGGGACTTTGGAGTGACCCAAGCCTTGTGGAAAGTGGATGGTTGGATTAGAGCAAAGCTCGCTGAAAATGCAGGCTGGCCGCCAGCTATGTGTCAGGCAATCTTGAATTTTGCTGGATGTTGCGCCGATCACTTGTTGTGTGTAGGTCGCGATGTCTACATGATCACTAGAAAGGGCATCATGGGTTCAGGCTGTGCTTCGACTTCTGCGTCAAATTCCCGCATGAGGGGTTGCGTTCATTCGCAGTCTCGGTGGGCAGATGTTCTCAGAGTCTCGCTCAGTCTCACCATGGGTGACGACATTGCATGCGCCGACAGTCTTACTGACGAGCAGAAAGATAGGACGGAAGCACTTGGCTGCCGTTTGTCTGACTACAAGGAAGTTGAGATGGTCGATGGCGAGTGGATTGTCGATTTCACCAGCCACAATTACAGTGTGAAAGCAGGAACTGCTGTGTTCAACAACGTCGAGAAGTTATTGGCGAGAATCCTTATGAGCGAGAAGCCGCTTGAACTTGAACAAGTTTGCGGCGTCATGTTCGCGATTCGCAACAACGACGAGGCGACGAAGGAGAAGGTTCGCAACGCCATCATCATCACTGGTGCTGGTGATCATTTGACGAACAAGCATGTGACTGGCAATGGCATGGGCCTTACGGTGAAGAACATGCTGTAGGGGGAGGGGGTTAAAAACAGCTTAAAGATTCGTGGACAGTGTTTGTCTCGGGTCTCTTCAACCTGGTCATCTGACTAAATTTACCGGCTCTTGTATTAGGGCAAAATTTTCCACGTATTTTGTGTTCTGTGACCAATTTACGTTTCCACAATGGTGGCCAAACTCAAGCCTGTCAAGTTGATGGCAGCAGCAAAGAAGAAAGTGATGAAATCGTCACTGGTTAAGAAGAAGAAAGTACAACCGAAGACTAAGACGGTGCCTCCAAAAGCACCAGCTAAGAAACCGGAAGTCCATGTTCACGCTTTTCGACCTAATAACGAGATCGTTCCGCTTACTTCTTTTGCGGCTAAGTGTACAGCTATTCCTGGAGTGGTTAATTCAACTCTGACTCTTGGTACGGCACCCGGTAATCGAGCTATGGTTATTGGTACTTCCACTGGAATTACCGGAATGACATACTCGGTCATCCAGTGGGATGACGCAAGCGTTGCCAGGTTTGTCTTCACTCCACCAGTGTTTACAGTCGACGGTTTGAACGGCGGGCCTACGGCGACTAAGGTCATGAAGCATTCTATTGAAGTTGTTTCGAGCACCAACGCTCTTAAAAGAGAGGGTAATGTTCGAGCTCTACAGTTGAACGCTAGACTGGTGTTGCCTAACTACCCGGCGTTGTTGACATCAATCGAACTGAACACTTTGTTCACGAAGTTGTTCGGATTGAACGATACGATAAATGTTGGTTGTGAGGCGTTGACTCGTCCAATGGTTCTGAGTGGGATTCCCGCAGATTCATCAGCTTACGAGAGGTTTCGAGGGTTCACCACCCCCACCACGTTTGACGCTTATTGGGCGTTGTTTGCTGAGTGGCCTGCTTTGTCTAACACTGCAGACTATCAGAGGCCGCTTTCGACTCAAATTTGGTTGTTTGATACGGTGACTGAACAGCAGACGTACACGATTACTGGACACATGACATCTTATTGTCGGTATCCGATCGATACGGCTGCTCATCTGACATCTAAAGATCAACCTGTTGTTGACGCCGCAGCTGTCGCTAAATCAGCGATGGCTACGGTCAAGCAGCCAATTATTTCTATTGGGGTTGATCGCGGTGCTACCGTCATAACTAGGTGATGGTCTGACCCAGTCGGTATGAGGTTGGCTTATGCGAGTGACGACGGTTTAGCATCGGATGGTTATTCCGTGTTCGTCGCTGGTACGAGAACTCTTGCCGATTGGGCTCGCAATCCTCGTATTCCATTAGGTCTTACTTCCACGTTACCGCGCTATGAAGCTCTGCGTACTGCAGTTTCTTCTTCTGGCGCTTTCAAAAGGGCTCACCGTCTGGTGGGTCATTCAATGGGAGGTAGTGTTGTTTTGCAGCTTGCTAAAGATCGTCCGAGTCAGTTTGTGACCGAGACTTATGGAGCACCTGTCTTTTCCTTCTCTTCGTCGGAGAGGAGGCACAGAGACTTGTTTGATCCTGTGTCGATCCTTGATTTTGGAGCCGATTCGCGGCATTTTACAATTCCACACTCGTACAAAGGTTCATATAATTAACAAGGTTAAACCACTCTAGCGCAAAGGCGTTAGAAAAGAGAACTCTTGTTGCATGTGTAGCTTTGTTGTTTCTTGTTGTTGTCGTTTGAGTGACAGTGACTGAGTCAGAGTCTGGCTCGCGACACTCTGCATGCTTTGTGTGTGGTAGTGGTCGACTGCCGGGGGTGGGGGAGCTCTACTTGTGCTTTCAGCACCGATAGCTGCCCCTGGTGTGTACTTGAAGACAAGTGCAGTCATAGCCATGACAGTCGATATTCGCCAGAGCCATAAGCTCGGGCCTAGTTGCCTTGCTTAAGCTACAAAATTTTCACCTCTTGTCCTGTAACAATTTTACGGACACGAGTCTTTCGTATGATACTAAATACAAATACAAAATACAGAAACGTATTATGTCGGAAGAACAGTTCCAGTGCTGTGTAAAGCTGTTGGGGCATCATACTCTTGTGAGTCGGG